AAACATATATACAGTCCGTCCCACGCGGACATTTTCCCAATTTTGTCCGCGTACGGCGGACAGCACATTGCACAATAAAAAGCGGTGTCCGCCGGGGAAAGACACCGCTTTGCAATGTATTTGTTTGCATTTGTTCACTTTTCAATACTTTTTCAAACACATATGCCCGAAATTTTTGTGCATTTTTCCGACTTGACAAAAAAAAAAAAAAACGCTTCACTCAACTAAAGTGTTAGTCCAGCCTAATTGTCTATACAATTCAACAATTATTCACGTTTTCCTCCCGATTCACACACAATTATTCCGTTATATTAACTCATTTTACCCGAAAAGTGGGCAAAACCGCCAGTTTGTCCGCGGGTCGCGGACACATCGGAAACGGGGACTCACTTTAGTCTGCTAAAGTGTCCGCGAGTGACGGACACGTCCCGTCCGTTCCGTCCGTTCCGTCCGCGCCTGCCCTTGCGGTGTCGTCCGCTCCGCGGACTGCCTGTTATTTATATGTGTAACGTTAGTAATCGTGAGTGATCGGGCGGTTGTCTGCCAGTGACCGCCGGAGGCGGTTGCCCTCCGGGTGATGGACACGGGTGTATGGTTTATGTGTGTAGGATTAGTGATATAAATTTTCTAGAAATTTTTCTAGAAAAAGTATTGACATATTTCTAGAAAAGTGGTATTGTAATATCAGAAACAAGAAAAACCAATAATACAAAATAGAAAATGGAGGAAACAAAATGAAAGAAATTAAGAGACAAAGTGGCTATGAAGTTGTAGTAACAAAATATGGAAAAGAGATTATCAGATATAAAGTTGAGTCATTATTAACAGCAAATGGATTAGTAAAAACTTTCTGTTCACAAGCTATGAAAGAAAATAGTGAAATTTTCTTTTCCATCTATGAAAATGGAATAGAAATAGTAAATGGAGAACATTTTTCGGAAGATGCTTTTTATTACTACTCAGATCTTAGACCGGAAATATTTGCTACTTACAAGATGTCTTGCAATAGATAACATTAAAAAATGGAGGAACTCACAATGATTAAAATTATTCTTATGAAAAACGAATTATCAAAGGATGAGAAAGATTTTTTTGAAAAGATGAATCCGGGATTCAGTGTAACGGGGGACGTATTATGCTTGTATTCAGATGATGGTAGTGGCGAAAAATATGTAGTGTTTAAAGGTCCGTATACTAAGCAGTATTCTTGCCGCGAGTGCGAAGAATATTATGAACTGGCATATGAGACTGGATATGTTAGATTCGACAAGGAAACTTTTGACCTTATATAATAAATAACACGCTGACCTATCGGCGTTACGGGGAGAAAGGTATCTAACAATGACAGCATCAGAAATGAAAGAAAATTTAGCGAAGAAATGTAAAGATTCTTGGGAAATTTACAAAATCTATAGACGAGTATTCGGCATGAGTAGCGTGCCAGCAGAAAAGATGCAGACTGCATGGTATAATTATGACTCTTTATATAGAGAATTTTTTGGAGAAGAAGTTGAATATTAATTACATTTGCTGTGCTATCGGCGTAACGGGCAGAAAGGAAATTACTATATGAAAGTTTTAGATGTAGAAAAACTGTATACCGTACCCGCAAAAAAGGAGGATATACCCTTATATGTAAAAGAAGATAGGGATGGAAACATTCACATTTACGCATATGATCACGCGTCTCTTACGAATGGCTACGTAAAGGTGGGTGCGTTATGTAATCCGTTGCCCTACAAAGGCAATTTCGGAGTAGGTTTTACCGTAAACTTGCATAACAAAAATTCTACACGTTACGCTTTAAAAGCGTACTATGTAGAAGTTTCTCACAGCGTTATCTGTTCTGCTAACGATAATTGTACGTTGTGTCCATTGTATACGATAGAAAATGGAGAGCACTGTTTATATTAAGGAGGTCTCATCATGAGAGTAAAAGATTTTGTAAAAATGTATCGCGGTATGAAGTGCTTAGAAGTCGAAATTTACGCTAGTGTTACCATTTTTAATGAAGAATATCACGTATTAGTAAGGGAATTTGCCATGGATTACGCAAAAGTCTACAGTGAAAGAAAAGAAAACTTCATGTCTGAGGAAGTTTTAGGTTTCGAAATTGAGTCCGGTAAATTAAAACTTTTTATTAGGGGGTGCGAATAATGCCAGCGTCAAAAGACTATAGTATCTACCAGGAACTCGACCTTTCCATCGATCAGATCAAACGTGAACTCCCACGTGTTGCGCAGGCGGCAAATAGCCGCCTTGCCAAACTGGAAAAAATTCACGCCCGCGACCAATGGGCGTACGGACGCGTAAAAGAATTTTTTGCGTCTCAAGGGCGTGAAAAAAACCGTTTCTTGAAAGGCGTAAAACGATCGGAAGCATCTCTCCGGCAGGAATGGGATACAATGGTTGCTTTTTTGAACGCACCCGAAACAACATTGGAGGGATATCGTGTTGCGGAATTGCAACGACGTTTTGACAATTCTGGGAAAATTGCAGAAAAAGTAGACGAAAGTAATTACAAGGATTTATATCGTTTTTTGACGTCCAACTTATATAAGAAGAGTCTTAGAAGAGAGTTAGACTCAAATCAGATCATTGATGATTTTCTTCTGAAAATGAGTGATAATACTTATGATTACGAAGATATCATGGATGAGTATAAAGAGTATCTGGACGGCTACATTACGGAAGACGAACTCTTTGCAGAAACTAGACTAAAATTGAAGTAGGTGTAAAAATGTACGAGTTAGAAGTCCCTGTTATTCTAGACGGGAAAGAGAATGTTTCACGTGAAACAATTTACAGTGTTGACGATTTTCCGTTTACATCTTTCCAGACCTTGCGCGAATGCCGCAAGCGTGGTAGAAAGAAAAATCCTATCGTTTATTATGACGTGGAAATGGCGTTTGATATTGAAACAACTACGTTGGAAAAATTGGACTATGAACGCTATAATAAAACGGGCGAAAAAGTAGTAAAAGGAACCGCCTTTATGTATCAATGGCAATTTTGTATCAAAGATACCGTGTGTTTTGGACGCACATGGAACGAGTTTCTTTCATTCTGTGAAAAACTGCATTTGTATTTGCATACTTCTGATTGGAAGCGCGTGGTTGTGTACGTTCATAACTTGTCTTATGAATTTCAGTTTATGAAAGATTTTATTGAATTTTCTGAAATTTTTGCACGAGATGCACATAAGGTAATGAAATGCTTTTCGCATCGTTATGGTATCGAGTTTAGATGCTCTTACTTTCTAAGCAATATGAGTCTTTCGAAATTCTGCGAAAACAGCGAGGGAGTAACACACTATAAACTCGTTGATACATACGACTACAGAAAAATCCGAACCCCATTAACCCCTATGACAGAAATAGAGCAAGGCTATTGCTACAATGACGTTCGCGGTTTATGTGAGTGCATCCGCGCCGCGCGTAAAGAAGATAATCTTGCGGAAATCCCCCTTACCTCAACAGGCTACGTCCGCCGCGAGTTCCGCCGTGCCATGCAAGCGGATAAAAACTATTATCCCGATACCTTTACCGATCTTGCGCTTACGTTACCGCAGTACCAACTCTGCAAAGACGCGTTCCGCGGCGGCAACACGCACGCCAACCGCATCCACGCGGGGCACACGATCACCGCGAAAAAAGGGGAAAACGCGATCATCATGGGAAGTATGGATATATCAAGTAGTTATCCTGCACAGATCGCAATGGGTTATTACCCCATGAGTGCGTTTCGGGCGGTTGAGATTACATCGCAAGAACAGTTTGACAATTTGTGTGCTACACGTTGTGTAATCATGAGAGTGCAATTTGACAATTTGCACATAAAAGAAAACATTCCGGTTCCTTACATCCCGCTGTCAAAGTGTCAGAAGCACGGGAAAGATTGTGTGATTGATAATGGACGCGTATTGTCTATTGATTGCTGTGAAATTGCAATGACGGAAATCGACTTAGCAATCATAAGAAACCAGTATGCTTACGACTTTTTTACCGTGTCGGAGTGCTACGTAGCCGCGCGCGGAAAGTTACCGGACAGTATGCGGAAAACGATGATGTCCTTTTTTATCGCAAAAAGTCAGTTGAAAGGAAACCCCGATAAAATCTATGAATATATGAAAAGCAAGAATAAATTAAATAGTACTTTTGGTATGTGTGTGACAGATTTACTACAGGACGAATGGGTAATGAACCAAACCACGGGAGAATGGACACGGAAAAAAGCGGACGCGGAAAAAGCACTGAACACGTATTACGATGGAAAGAATAGTTTCTTGCACTATCAATGGGGTATCTACGTTACTGCTCACGCTAGAAAGCAGTTACAAGATATGCTAGATGTGGTTGGCATGGATGTTGTTTACTGCGATACCGACAGCATCAAATTTCTGCATCCGGATGTACACATTCCAGAATTTGAAGCCAAAAACAAAATACTTGCCAAACGTGCGATTGAAAACGACATTCCTGCGTTTTGCGATGTAGGCGAAAAACGCTATATTCTCGGCGTCTGGGATATGGATGATCTGTACATTCAGTTTAAGACCCTAGGCGCGAAAAAATATTGCGGCGTTGAATGGGACGAAAAAGCTGCTGAATCTGGCAAAGACCCCGTGCGTTTTACCTCTACCGTTGCTGGGATGAATAAAAAATTAGGCGCGGAAAACTTGAAATGCTGTAATAATTTCCGTCTCTGCCGCAGAATGGAAAATGTCGGACGAACGATCAGTTGTTTCAACAACTCGAAACCACATTATATCAAAGTAAACGGGGAAGAAATTTTGTCGGCTAGTAATATCGGAATTATTGATACCACTTATACCTTAGGAGTATCAAATGAATACTATGAAGTGTTGGTAAACTCTCAAGACGGAGTGATACCGGAATAGGAGAATAAAATGAGATTTTTTATCTTTTTTATGTTACTTTTAATCGCAACGATCTGTGCTTTGCATGAAGAGGAAATAGACCTTGCTATTCTGCTTTTATTTTTGGATATTTTTTTTCTTTTTCTTATTTAAAAGTATTGACTTTCTGATAGAACAGTGCTATTATAATACTTGTAAGAAATAATAACCACATAAAGTAAAGGAGAAAAAAACATGGTACGCACAAAAATTGAAAAATGGCAGTACGCTGTCATTGACAGAAAAACAAGACAGGAACTCGGTTTTTTTGAGTCTGACTCAGAATTAAAATCGCAGAAAGCCAAAAAAGATGCTGTCATCGCGGCAGGACTGCCGGAAGATTCCGTTTGCGTCTTAATTGACACGGTTTCCGCTCGCTACGAAATGCCGGACGAACAGTTTTTTACAGAAGCAAAAAGACTGGACTAAGCGCACAACCCGCGGTCTGGAAGTGACCAAATAAGACAATGATCAAAGCAACGCGCCGCGGTTTTGCATAACAAATAAATGAATCAAAAGGAGAATGAAATCATGAGCAAAGCGAAAATGAGACTGAACAACGTAACTGTTAAATACGCAAAAGAGGAAGACGGAAAAAGTGTTCTTTCCGCGTCTATCTCTGCCGATCAGCAGAAAGACATTTTTGAAAAAATCATCGAAGAGTTTGGAGAGGATGCCGCCGCAGAAGCAAAATGGATTCCGGCGAAAGAAAGTGACGAATCTGGTTTCTACGTAAAAGCGCAGACCAACTATAAAGTAGCTTTTTACGAGGACAGCGTAGAGAGCGACACCGTTTCAAGCGTTGACGAACTCGGAAAAGGCGCAGTAGTTGACCTGTTCATCTCTATCGGAGAAAGCAAGTTCCGTCGCGACAAGGGATTCACCGCATACCTTTCCGCGGTAAACGTTCATAAGTTCGGTGATACCGAAAAGTTTAACCCATTTATGGAATAAGTAACCATGATCTGGGTACGCGCCCCGACTGGCGGACGGTAACTTGAGTATTTATGTTACCTGTAGTTGATTGTTACTATATCTTGTGTATTTTGAAAAGACTCCATACGTGTAAAAGAGCTACGTTTTTCCAGCGTAGCTCTTTTTATACCCAGCGAATCTCTGCCCTTACCCGCCGTCCATCCGCAGTCAAAACGTGCGATCATCGTGCGATAAACGTGAGATTGTCTGCGGTTTTGCTGGCGGGGAACTGGCGGTTAACATAGATTATGCGGGACGCGGTGCGCGGGTTGTGGAAATGCTAGAAAGGAGGAAGTGAAACAAAATGTTTCACGTGAAACAATGATTTTTTGGAATGATATCAAATGGGAAAAACTTTTTGCAGATTATGGCGTGAAATTTGAATCGGTATCGGATGATGGAAAGCCGATTCAGTATTACAACCCGATACGGTTGTTTACGGAGCCGGACGTGGACGGGGAGTTCGCAGGCGTGGCAATTACGTGTTCTAACCGTAGTGCCGGAAAGACCAGTGCGTTTGCCGCGGCAAGCTGTATCTTGTGCAAAGAATATGGTTTGCAGACCGGATGGATTTTTCGGACAAAAGGGGAAATGACGGGAGCGGCGGCGATGTATGCCGATATGCTACAACAATATCCAAAATTAGGTAGTGTGATTACCTATAAAAATCTAGATAAAAATGGAAATGTGGTGCGATATTTTCTAGACGGTGAGCCGTTCGGATGCGCGTTTAGTTTTGCAAGTAAAATGGACAGCGTGAAAAAATTATCTCCATATTTTAGGGACGTTTATTTTTTATTTTTTGACGAATTTTGCACGGAGCAAGGTAAATACTTTCCGCATGAGAGTGAAATCATGCAATCATTATTAATAACGATCAGCCGTGGAAACGGAAGTCAGTCCCGATGGTTTAAGCTCGTGATGGCATCAAATAATATATCGTTACTCAATCCTTATTTTGTTTTTTTCGGCATCCACAGACGATACCAGAAAGACACCAAAATGATGCATGGAAGTGGGTTTGTCTGCGAATTTACACATAATGACAGCGCAAGTAAGGCAATGTTGAATAACCCGGCTCTGAAAGCATTCCGCGGCGGACACTATCTGCAAACAATGAGCGTAGGAGATCAGATGCTAATTGATGATGCTGTATTTGTGCAGAAACCGACCGGACGGTCGAGGTATCTGTTTACCATTCAGCACAACGGAAAAAGTTATGGCGTTTATGATTATTACGAAGACGGTTATATTTATATTACACATAAAAGCAACCCGTCTTGTACTTACATTGCTGTTTTTCGTGACGGGGATCACACACAGCATACAGTTATGCTAGATCACTACGATTATTTATTTGTAAGGCTATTAGAAGCGTACCAAAAAGCATACTTGCGATTTGATGATCTTGACAGCAAAGATATGGCACTTGAGTTGCTGGGGATTGATCTTTATAAATAGTCCGCGTGGGACGGAAAATGTACTTGACAGACGGACAGAAAAGAGGTATCATGAAAATACGGGGAAACCTTTTCAGAGGGGTTGCCACGGTTGAGTAAACCGCCCTGTCCTTGGCAGGTCAAAAGGTTTCCTTGTTTTAATGGACAGGAAGAAAGGAGCAAAGATGGCGAATATCGTTTTTAATATGATTGTCGGAATGATGAAAAAAGAAAATGCCTACCTTGCTTATACGGTACGTTATAGAGGGGATGAGAAAGACACGTTGATTCTCGTCCCACATGAAAATTATGAATCTCATATCCGTTACTTATGGGATTATTTTTTCATGGATGGCAACTCTTATAACAGTAAATCGCCAATCCGATTCATTCATAATTTTATTATGTGTGATAAAGTTAGTGAGATTGAGGACTGGTTGAAATGGAATGATACGGAGGTGGAAGAATGGATGTGACGATGGTAACACAGTTAATTGGCAGTCTCGGTTTTCCAATCGTTTGTTGCGGCGCACTTTTTTGGTATCTGGTGAAAGAAAAAGACGCACACAAGGAAGAGATGGAAGAACTGCGGAAAAGCGTAGAAGCGAACACGACTGCAATTAATTCACTTTGCCAGCACTTAGGAGGTGGAAAGAATGAGTAAAATCGAAAACGCAGTTGCATGGGAGGAACAGATCGCCGCCGATGATCGCCACGGTTACTCACAGGTACACCGGAATGGACCTGATTATGATTGTTCATCATTTGTCGGAACGGCACTTGCAAAAGCTGAGTTTCCAGTCAGTCAGTACAGTACCACAAGAAATCTCGGCGAACAGTTGGTAAACGCTGGTTTCGTAAAATGCGGCAAACCGTGGAAACGCGGTGATATCCACCTTGCAGCCGGGCATCATGTAACGATGTCGGTTGACGCGAACCGCATCGTTCACGCCAGCCAGTCCGAAAACGGCGGGATTGATGGTCAGACGGGAGATCAGACCGGAAAAGAAATCTGCGTTCGGTCTTATTATGATCTCCCGTATGAGAATACCGTCCATTATCGGTATGCTGCAAAAAACGAAAAGCCGCAGAAACCTATTGAGAAATGTATCAAGACCGAGTCCGCACGTAGTTTTGACCGGAAAATCGCCGGAGCCTATCATACCAACGATCGTTATAATCTGCGCGTAGGAGCAGGGATGAACAAAACGGTCATTTTGACGTTGCCAGCCGGAACCGGTGTTAGAAACTACGGGTATTATACAGGAGAATGGTATCTTGTGAAAGCTATCGTTAATGGAATTGTCTATACCGGATATGTAGCAAAAGAGGGTCTGACACGTGGCTGATCTGACGCTTGCTTATAACACTTGTATCGAAATTTGTAATGCGCCGAACGTTGGTTACTCACAAACTTATCGCGAGGGGCAAACGGTCGGAGGTATTACGTACTATGATTGTTCGTCCCTCATGAGTTACTGTTGTACGGTCGGCGGTTTTTTAGCATCTAACCCGTGGTTTACAACTCGTAGCATGGATGGGTATCTGATCGGCGCGGGATTCCAGAAAGGAACCGCAAACCAGCCTTGGAAAAAAGGCGATATTTTGTGGCGTTCCGGGCATACCGAAATGGTATATGACCCGGCAGACGGCGGCGGATATACCATGGGAGCGCACACAGACAGCTACCCACTGGAAAGACAGGTGTCTATTAATACGTTTGTGAGTCCATACAGCGCATGGACGTATCTGTACCGATACCCAGTTGAGGTACAAAGCGGTATCAGCCACTATGTAATTGCCGCCATCTGTGGCAACTTCTGGCAGGAGTCAACCATCAATCCTGGATTGTGGCAAGGCACGATTGTCGGCTCGCCCGGTTATGGTCTGGGTCAGTGGACGGATAACGCCGACACGAATAGGCGTACGCAATTATTTAACTGGCTGGACGCGAACGGCTACAGCCGAGACGATGGCAACGCACAGTTGGAATATCTAATCTATGAAAACGTATGGTATTCCGTAGGAGCCGCAAGTGCTTACGAAAATCTGCAAGCATTTTTGCACAGTGACAGTACCGATCTGGACGCACTGACCGCCGCCTATATGAAAGGTTGGGAGGGTATCAGTGACGATGGAACGCTTAGCTTAAGGCAGGAAAAAGCGCATGAGTGCTTCAATTATATTTCCGAACACGCAAAAGATTCTGCAATTACCGGATGGATTGTTGGGAATCGGTACTTATCTGATTCCGAACGTTTGAACAACGCGGTCATGGTCTATCGGTACTTGGCAAAAGGAGAGCAACCCGAACCGCCCGAACCGCCGCACCCTACGAAACCAAAACGGCATAAAATGCCTATCTGGTTATATCCCAATTTAAACAGGAGGTTTTAACATGACACTTGAAGAGTATTGGACAGAAATTGTAGCAGACATTGGAAACATCGAAACGCATGGTGACGCGATCGCCGCCATCAGCGAAAAAATCAAAACCGAAGATACCGACATCGGAGCTCTGATGTCCGAACGTGACGCGCTGGTCGCAGAACGGGACGAACTGAAAGGAAAGTATGATGCCGCCGTTGCTGAAATCAAAAGCCGCTGGTCTGATCTTTCCCACGGTGGAAGTATCACAAAAGTAACCGATTTTGGCGGAAACGCGCCGGAACAGGAAGAAACCGCAACAAGTATCAATGATCTTGATATGTCTCAGCTCATCATGAGCGGAAAAGGAGAGTGAAAACAATGGCAGAAAAATTAGATATGACCAATATTAATATGCTGAACGCCGTTCGGCAGACGATGAGCGTTGATTACCGTGACCGCGTCCCGGTGGCAACACACGAAAATATCGCAGATATTGCGAAAACGTTAACTGACCCGTACAATCCGATGGCAAGAAACGAACTCGTTCCGGCACTGGTCAATCTGATCGCCAGCCAGTCCATCAGTACCGAAGCGTTCCGAAATCCTCTGCGTGTACTGAACAGTAACGCTATGCCGTATGGAAACGGTGAACAGGAAGTCTACGTAAATTTTGCACAGGGCTATGCGCACGATGCGAATATCAGTATCGAAGATGCTACCGCCATTTATGACAGCTATATCATGGCGCTGTATCATGTCATCAATTTTAACAACGACTATCCGGTGACGATCTGGTTTGAGGATATGCGCGGCGCTTTTCTCGATAATTACGGACTCAGAAGTCTGGTACAGGCAAAAGTGGAGAGCGTCGTTTCTGCTTGCAACTGGGATGAGTTCACGACAGCGAAAGAGCTGATCGCGTCTGCGAAACGTGCAGGTCAGATTTATCCTGTACACGTCGACCCGGTTACTGATCAGGCAAGCGCCAATGCGCTTGCAAAACAGATTCAGTCCTATATTGACAAGATTCAGTTCCCGAACCCACTGTACAACTTTGCAGGCGCGACATCGGCGGCAAAAGAAGATACCATTCTTCTGTTTGTCGACCCAGATACCAAAGCCGCGATGAATGTTGACAGCTACGCAAGTGCGTACAATCTCGACCGGATGATTCCGAAAGCACAGCAGGTTTTAATTGATAACTTTAACAATGCTGAGGGTATCGTGGCTGTACTGGTAGACAAACGGTTCTTCAAAATCCGTGAACAGTATCGCATGATGGTACAGGATAACGTTAATCGCGGACTGCGTTGGAACAGTACGTATACAGTAAAAGAGATGTTCTCTTATTCCCTGTTTTATCCGATCATCGTGTTTACGACCGAGACGGTTGATGTTTCTTCCATCACCGCACGTGATGTAGGACTGGTGAAACCCGGAACAGATGTGGACTTTGACGGAAGTTTTTCAATTACTTCTAAAGGGGTAGCTGATAAAGCGATTGACGTAAAAGTAGAGGGTAACTCTTCTACGGATACGTTTGTAATCCCGGGAACTACGATTCTTCGAATCGCAAAAGATGAGAAGAATCTGAAAACGAAAGAAAATAAAACAACGAGCGTAAAAGTTGCGGTTACCAGTCGTTACGACTCTACCAAAAAGGCAACCATTTACTTTACGACCGATTAAGTAAGAGGGTGGAAACATGGATAATTTCATTCCGATGCCGCCGCAGGAAAATGTGGCGGCTGTTTCCCCGCAGACAGAGGTAATTTTAGCAAGTGGGATTGAATGGGGAAATGACTATGAACATGTGCGTTATTATGAAAATGGAAAAGCTGGCTGTCTGGCTCATGTAAGAGAAAAAGCAATTCATATTTTTAAGCAGTCCGCGCCCGTGAGATGGGGAGAACTGACGTATAAAGGAAAAGGGAATGAGAGCGAATTTCTGAAATGTAATTACATTGCTTTTCAGAATAAGCCGTATACGGAAGAATGGTATTTCGGTTTTGTGACGCACGTAGAATGGTTGAGTGACGGAAGTTTTAAGATTTATTTCGAACCCGATCGTTTCCAGAACAGTTTTTACGATGTGGTATTACAGCAGTGCTATGTGGAACGGGAACATATTGACAAAAAAGCTGATTATGCCGGAATTAATTTAGTGCCAGAAAATCTGGAAACGGGGGAATACGTGGACAATCCGAGCGAACAGAAACTTTTGAATCTCGGACCGATGCAGTATTGTTTGAGTGCAAGTGCAGACGAAAACGGAACAAATATTATACCCATTGTCAATCAGGGAATTTTATCGGGGTTGACATTTACTCGGAAAACAAAATATACGGACTTAATCAAAGTTATCCAGAATTACGTCAAAAGCGGAAACGGAGATGCGATTGTTAATGTGTACCAGGCACCCGAAGCTTGTTTTAAGACAGATGCATCTGTTTACACACAAGTAACCGTTCAGCCAGATGCACTTGATGGCTATATCCCGAAAAATAATAAACTATATCAGTATCCCTATTGTTATTGTCTGGTCAACGATGGTTCGGGAATACAGCATACTTTTAATTTCGAATACGGTAAAAATGGAGCATTAACCATGCAGGTTTATGGCGTTATGTTTAATATTCCGGCAATCTTTGTCGCTCCGCGTGAATATAAACGTACTGGTGGGTCAAAATCCCCATACGGTTTTATCATCAATAATTTCCCACAGTGTGCATGGACAAATGACGGCTATCAGGCTTTTCTAGCACAGTCTAGTCCGTTATGGGACTACTCCAAAAAGCAGAATGCAATATCGCAGATTGGAAATTTAGCTGGAGGATTAGTGGGAGCATTAAGCGGAAATTTAGCTGCTGGCGTTGAAAGCATTTATACCGCGGCAACCGGAACATATCTACTGAACGAAAACATTAACGCACAAAAAGAAAGTCATGATTTGATTCCACCGACAGCAAAAGGCAATTCATCTGGAAGTTATGTTGCCGCCGCATTGTTCGGCAGTCAAGTTTACTGTCATGTGATGAGTGTAACCGCTCAGATGGCGAAAACGATCGACGATTATTTCACAATGTACGGATATGCAACGCACAAAATTAAAGTACCTAATATTACAGGGCGGTCAAATTGGAATTTTGTCAAAACGGTTAATTGCAGCTTGCATGGGTCGTGTGTTACCGATGATATCAACTTTTTGCAGGCTATGTTTAACAGAGGGGTTACTTTCTGGCATACGGACGATGTTGGAAACTATGGTCTTTCCAATAACTAAGGAGGTGATATCATGTACAATAACCCGTATCGGGTGAGTAACAAGGAAGTATGGGGACAGTGGGAAAATAATCCGAATACATCACCGGAAGAAAAACTATATTTCCGGCACTTTTTTGACAAGTTTGTAAATTTAGCATTATCACGTTATGAGTATGACGGTTTACCGGATGAGATTCCGCCGCGGATGCTCAACTCCTATCTGTTATGGCAGGGAATGTGTCTGTTCAAAAAAGAACCAATCACCGGACTGTATGGTGTTTTCGGCGTGAATCTGGTAGGTGAGCCTGATATTTATGGTATCCCGACCGATTGGATTGCGTACGCCATGAATGGACAGTATTATGAACAGACCGACAAGGAAGAAAGCGCGTTGATTTTCGCAAGACCTTTTGCCGTGCCGGAAATTCTTAGTATTATTCTTCATGCGCAAAGTTTGGCGGAGAAAAAAGCGTCGACAAGGGTAAACGTGATTCAGCAGAGGACGCCAGTTGTCATCAGCGGAGATTCTACGCAGAAACTCAGCATTGACAACTTTATTCAAAAGTGGGTAAAAAATATTCCTTTCATCAAAGCCAAAAACGATCTGCGAAAACAGATTCAGATTGATACCATTGATCTGAAAGTGCAACCGATTTTTAACGAACTTGACACCGCCGCACAGAGAGAAGTAGCAGAGTGTCTGGCTGATCTCGGTATCGAAGCAAGCGGAGTTGAAAAACCGGAACGGCTGGTTTCCGCAGAAACGAGTTACAACGATGGAGAAATCGAGTTAACAAGAAACGGAAATCTGGCAACCATTCAGAGAGGACTTGACGCTATTAACGATATGTATGGTCTGAACATCCATGTACGTTTTAATTCTAAGATGGTAACGCCGATTAACCGACCAGATTTTTTTGGCAACAAAGAAGATGATAAGGAGGTGGATGATGTTTCTTGAATATGACTACGGAACCAAAACCCTGACGAATACCATTGAACAGTTGGTCATTGCCGATAACGTCATCCATCCCCTCGAAAAGCAAAACATTGACGGTATGATCGAAAAAGCGGTTGCGTTGGTGTTCAATTTTGATTTTCCTTTCTATGCGGATGCCGATTCCCAGGAATATGCCGCTGTAAAGCTGGCATTCGAAAAAACGTTCTGTTTACAGTATTTCCGCGAGCAGATCGGGTTAGAAACAATTGGTGAATTTCAGTATCATCTGAAAAAGATACTTACGGTTAACATGCCATATTACGAGCAGTTATACAGGAGTATTACTTTTGAGTACGACCCGCTTATCACTCATAAGAGTACACGAAAAGTAACGAGTACAAAAGACGATACTCGAACAGGTGTAATCTCGGGAGACAGCACAGCGAAAAACACAACGACAGCCGATACAAATAACAATACCCAAAATATCCATTCCGACAACCCGCAGATTAATTTTGCCGGAACGAATTATGCGTCTACAATGGATAGGGGACAAAATACCATCCATAATAGCGCGGTAAGCAATGGAGAGAATACGACAAAAACCAACAGTAATGACACGTATCATGCAGATAATAATGATACGATTGAAGATGAGGGGTTTGACGGAAGTTACTCAATAGAAATTCAGAGATTTCGAGATACTATCCTTAATCTTAACAAACGTATCTGCGATGATTGCAGAGAATTGTTCTATCAATTTTATTAAGGAGGTGTAGCAATGGCAGACAAACCAAAGATTCCAGATTTTCCTACGTTGCCGGATTTCGGTCTGATGATTACGCAGGCTTGTGAAGTTGTAGCAAATGTGCGGGGGATTCCGTATGATTTTAACGGAACGTTAAGTTTGGAAAACAAATTTGTTGTGCTGTTTAAAACGGTCAAAGAAATGTTTGACGCGCAGGACGAACTTGTGAAAAGTTACAAAGCGTTACATGATTTTATCAATCAGTATTTTTCAAATCTCAACTTACAGAACGAAGTAAACAAGAAAATCGAAGCAATGAAAGAAAGCGGAGAACTGCTTAATCTGCTGAAACCAACTGTAAGCAACGAAGTAGCGACATGGTTGACAGCTAATATCACGAATCCGTCCAATCCGCCGATTGATAAGTCATTGACGGTAGAAAATGCCGCCGCTGATGCTAAAATTACGGGAGATAAAATTGATTCACTAAAGAAAAATTTAGTTGGACTACAAAATATTAATATATTAAATTATCGCACGATTGATAATACTGCACTTCTTACAACAGGCAATCTAGAAATTCTTAATGATTGGTATACCACCGACTTTATAAATGTTACAGGATGTAATGAATATTTTCTCAACGGTAGTTGGAAAAAACCTTCAAATCAAAAATATGCTAGTGTAATATATTTCGATAGTGAAATGAATATATTAAACTTTATTAATGAAGTAGGAACCCAAACATATAATATGGAAAAAATTTCTTTTCCTACAAATACGGCATATGTTAGATTTTGCTTTAATATTGTATCAACACTTCAAATATTTATGGATATTCCTAGTATGAATGAACGAGTAGGTTTGAAAACTGCAAAAGCAATATTTAATTATAAGATAACAAATGGCGGTACTGTGGATAGAGATGATTCATTCGTAACATCGAATTTAATACCAATCAATAATGAAACGAATTTTATTACCGTAAAAAAAGGAAATTTTGTTGATGACAAATCTTTTTTCTATATCTCATTTTGGACGAGACCATCTACTTCTTCCGGATTACTTGTAAAAGGTTACCAAAATTATTTATTAAGTGAAAATTTTACGAATATCAAAATTCCAAACGGAGCAAAATATTTTTGTTTTTCGTGGCAAAAGAAAGATTACCCTCCAATGTATAAACAAGATTCGGATATATCGGAAAATAACACACCAATTGATGTTATTGGAAAATATATGACAGTGAACGCCCCTAATTATAACTATAGAATCTGTTTAATTGGTGACAGTATAACGCAAGGTGCGGGATCGTCAGGTTTTCAACAGTATGATGCCGTTATTGATGGGAAAACATATAATGTGAGAGGTAATGGCCCGAATAACCCGAATGCTACATCTGATTATAAAATTGGGGAATATCTTTGGACTTCCAGTGGTAGACGATGGTATGAAGCACTGGACGGAAATGGTTGGGCACAATTATTTAAAAATTATATGAATGAAAAATTCAAAATAATTGTTAGAAACTTTGGAATGAGTGGAATTGATAGCAAAGATTTAAAATACTTTATCAATAATTTCATGGATACCGCCTATAACTTTGATTGTATAGTTTTAATGATTGGTACTAACGACAGACAATACGGCAACTTAGAATCATTCTATACGAATATTAATGACACTATTAAAACAATTAAAAATTATGGAAAAGACTTAATAATTATGGCTTGCATACCTGCATCAATCGCAAATGAAAAAGAATTCCGTATTCACATGGAAGATATTCACAATACACTTAGATATGTTTCATGTGAAAATAAAATTCCATTTATTAGCGTTTATAATTTATTCATTGACTATTGTTCTAACAAAGGAATAACAATAGATAGCATACTTTCAGATGGATTGCACCCTAACGATAAGGGATATCAAGTAATGTTTCAATTAATTTCTAATGCTATGGGAATAGCACTGAAAAGACCGAATGCTACATGGTAGTCAACAATCGAAGAGCGGTGTGTGACTAAAAAGATTCAAGTCAACTACAGCAGACTTTAATTAACTAAGTAACAAAAGTTACACACATAATCACGCC